ATCGATTAACTGGGGTGCATTCAGAAATCCTGAGGATATGCGTCGTGCTTGTCGCATTCTCCAGCGCAGCCTATGCAACATCCTTGATTATCAGGACTTCCTCAGTATTCAGTCTAAACTAAGCAACGATGAAATCCAACCATTAGGTATTGGAGTAACTAACTTGGCTTACTGGCATGCCAAGCGCGGCCACAAATATGGGGAAAAGGATGCTCTACAAGATGTTAAAAGTTGGATGGAGCATCAAGCCTACTACTTAACCGAAGCCACAGTGGAGTTGGCCAAAGAACGTGGCCCATGTAAGGATAGTCATAAGACAAGATATGGTCAGGGCATATTCCCTTGGGAACTCAGAGCTAGTGCCGTAAATGATCTAGCAGAGTTTACACCAGAACTTGATTGGGAAACCTTACGTACCAACATGAAGCAGTATGGTGTACGCAATGCCACATTGATGGCTATTGCCCCAGTAGAGTCCAGTAGTGTGGTCATTAACAGTACTAATGGCATTGAGCTGCCCATGAGTCTAATCAGTGTGAAGGAAAGCAAAGCAGGTAGTTTTATACAGGTTGTTCCAGAGTATCATAGACTTAAGAATCGTTATCAACTTATGTGGGAACAGAAGGATTGTGTTGGCTATTTGAAAACAGCAGCAGTATTGGCAGCTTATGTGGATCAAAGTATCAGTACCAATACATTCTATAGTCCCAAGCATTTTTCTGATCGTAAAGTGCCTAGTACATTGATTGCCAAGAATCTAATGCAGGCACACATTTGGGGTTTGAAGACATTGTATTATAGTTTGATTGACAAGCAAGGTAGTAAAATGCCTGAACCCACGCCTGAAGTTCATTACAATGGATTTCATAATCAAAGAGAGTTAATTGAGGAGGACTGCGAATCCTGTAAATTATGAGTAAAGAACAATACAACCTAACTACTAAGACAGACTATTTAAATCGCAAAATGTTCTTGGATCCAGCCGGACCAGTGACCATTCAACGTTTTGAAGAAGTAAAATATAAAAAGATCGTAGACTTTGAACAGACAGCACGTGGTTTCTTTTGGGTACCAGAAGAGATTAGTTTGACCAAAGATGCCAGTGATTTCAAAGATGCCAGTGACAGTGTAAAACATATCTTTACCAGTAATCTATTACGCCAAACAGCCCTAGACAGCATACAAGGTCGTGGCCCAGCACAAGTATTCACTCCTGTGGTAAGTTTACCCGAGATGGAAGCACTGATGTATAATTGGAGCTTCTTTGAAACTAACATTCATAGTAGATCATATAGTCATATCATACGTAATATCTATAACGTTCCTAAAGATGTGTTTAACACTATCCATGACACCAAAGAGATTGTGGATATGGCATCTAATGTGGGCAATTATTATGATCAATTGCACATGATCAATTGTCATAAAGAGCTTGGCGAATCAATTAATGAAACTGTACACATTAGATCTATTTGGCTTGCACTCAATGCCAGTTATGCCTTAGAAGCATTTAGGTTTATGGTTAGTTTTGCCACCAGCCTAGCCATGGTAGAGAATAAGATCTTCATTGGTAATGGCAATATTATTAGTTTAATTCTACAAGATGAATTGTTACATAAAGGGTGGACAGCTTGGTTAATCAATCAAGTGGTCAAGGAAGATGCAAGATTTGCCAAGGCCAAGCAGGATTGTGAACAAGAAGTGTATGCCATGTACTTGTCAGTTATTGCAGAGGAAAAGACTTGGGCAGACTATTTGTTTAAGAAAGGTCCAGTAATTGGATTAAATGCAAATATTTTAAAAGACTTTGTGGATTATACAGCAGCCGCAGCATTGAAAGACATTGGTCTAAAGTATATGAGTCCAGCACCTAAGACCACTCCCATCCCTTGGTTTAACAAGCATAGTGATACTAGTAAGAAGCAGACTGCTTTACAAGAAAATGAATCGACTAATTATGTTATAGGAATTATGGGTGATAGTATTGACTATGATGAGTTGCCCATGTTATAATCCTTCAAAGGAGATATAATGCTTACAGTATATACAAAAAATAACTGTCCATTTTGTGACAGAGCCAAGGCCTTATTGGAAAGTAAAGGTGTGCCATATAAAGCAATTAATATACAAGATGATCCTGACTCTAAAGAGTTCTTAATGGATCAAGGATTGCGTAGTGTACCTCAGATCTTTGATGGCACTACCTTATTACCAGGTGGATTTCAAGGCTTAGATAGCAAGCCAGCAGAGTTTTTCGAACAATATAAAGGATAAAAATGTTAGTTGAAAATAAGTTTAAAAACAATGATATTATCAGTTTCAAAGTAAGTAGCGGAGAAGAGATTCTCGGTCGTTATGTACGTGAAGATACTGTTAATTTCTATATTACCAAGCCCAGTGTGTTAATGATGAGTCAGCAGGGTATGGGCATGGTTCCATACATGATGACAGTGAGACCTGAGGAAGAGTATGCCATTGCTAGAACGTCGGTAATCACTTTTGCTCGCACAGATGATGATATTGGCAAGCAATACCTAAGCAAGACCAGCGGGATTCAATTGACCTAAAGCTGTTCAATAACCAAGCCGTTCTTAATAAATAGTTTTATGGGCGGTTCGGAGTCAGTCTCCAAGCAAATCGCTGGAGACAAGAATGGCAAAAAAAATACAGCTAAGAAGAGACAGCCGAGTAAATTGGGAAAGAATAAATCCTAAACTAGCTCAAGGTGAAATTGGTATTGATTTAACCAATAAGAACTTTAAAATCGGCGATGGTGTAAAAACTTGGTCACAATTAGATTATGCTGTAACTTTAGGAAGATTCTCTAATACTGCTGGTACTTCATATGTATCAGCCAGTGAATTAGATGAAATTGATTTTTATAATGATGATGAATTAACCGTTCATCTCACCAAAGCTTTACTTGAAATACAGGATCCTGTTAACGTAAGCATTTTATCTGAAGAGGTTAGTGTTGACGAATACACAGGCGCCTTAACAGTAGCAGGCGGAGTAGGCATACAAGGTGATCTCAATGTAGCTGGTACGCTCAAAGTAGCTGGTCTGGATCTAACAGGCAGCAACGGCACCTTAAGTGTTAATGTCACAGGTGATGTCACAGGTAATGTCACTGGAGACCTAATAGGCGACATTTACTCTACTAATGGCATAAGAATATTAGACAATGGCAGTACTGGCCTTAACGCACTTTTCACAGGTGATGTCACTGGTGATATAATTAGTAATGGTGAAAGCACATTCACTAATGCTGTTATCACTGGCGGTAGTATCAATGCAACACCAATTGGTGCTACTACCCCAAGTACCGTAAAAGGTACTACTGTTACTGCCACTACTGGATTTAGTGGCCCATTAACCGGAAACGTTACTGGTAGCGTGACTGGCAATGTTACAGGCAACTTAACTGGTAATGTTGCTGGAAACGTCACAGGCAACTTAACTGGCAATGTTGCAGGCAACTTAACTGGTGATATATACGCCAGCAATGGCACAACTAAAATATTAGAAAATGGTAATGGTACTACCATCCCTGCTGCATTTACTGGCAATATAATTGGTGATATATATGCTGCTGATGGTGTAACAAAGATATTAGAAAATGGTACTGATGGAACTAATGCTGTATTCACCGGCGTTGTAAATACAGCAGGCGGTGTAACAGGTAGACTTATTGGTGATGTATATGCCTCAGATGGCACAAGTAAAATATTAGAAAATGGCAATGACGGCACTAATGCTATTTTTACTGGATCTGTTAATAGCAGTGGAAAAAGTACATTTAACGAAGTAGCTATTTTTTCAACCACAGGTACTTCTGGTACTATAGACAATACAAAGATTGGTAACACTACACCATCTACTATTGTTGGAACTACTATCACTGGCACTGTGATCACTGCTACGGATAAGTTTGTGGGAGTACTCCAAGGCAGCAGCTCAGGCAGTTTCACAGGTGATTTAAAGGGCGATATCATTGCCAATAATGAAGTTAAGATATTGGATAACGGCACAGACGGATTCAATGCAACCTTTACCGGATCAGTTACTGGAAATATAAACAGTACTGGACCCAGTACTTTCAGCAATGTTGCTATCTCAGGTGGTAGTATCAATTCTACTCCAATTGGAGTAACTACGCCAAGTACAATAACAGGTACTACTATCACAGCCACTACTGGGTTTAGTGGCCCTTTATCTGGTAATGTCACAGGTAATGTCACAGGTAACTTAACTGGCAATGTCACAGGCAACTTAACTGGCAATGTCACAGGTAACTTAACTGGCAATGTCACAGGTAACGTGACTAGTACTGGATCAAGTAGTTTTAGTAGTATAACTATAACTGGTGGTAGTATCGACAGTACACCAATTGGTGCTACTACTCCAACTACCGTAAAAGGTACTACCATCACAGCTACTACTGGATTTAGTGGTTCTTTAACTGGTAACGTCACAGGTAATTTAACTGGTAATGTTACAGGCAACTTAACTGGTAATGTCACTGGTAATGTCACAGGTAATGTGGCCAGTACTGGTACTAGTAGTTTTAGTGATATTGATGTAACTGGTGGTAAAATTAATAATACCCCAATTGGTGCTACTACTCCAACTACCATAACTGGTACTACTATCACAGCCACTACTGGGTTCAGTGGTGATCTAACCGGTAATGTGACTAGCACTGGGTCAAGTAGTTTTAGTAATATAGCTATAACTGGTGGTAGTATCAATACTACAACTATAGGTGCAGTTAATCCAACTACCGTAAAAGGTACTACAATTACAGCCACAATTGGATTCAGTGGTGATCTAACTGGTAATGTCACAGGTAATGTCACAGGTAATCTAACTGGTAATGTCACAGGTAATGTCACAGGCAATCTAACTGGTAATGTCACAGGTGATGTGACCAGTACTGGCACTAGTAGTTTCAGTGATATTGATGTGACTGGTGGTAAAATTAATAATGCAACAATTGGTGCGACAACCCCGACCACAGTAAAAGGTACTACAATCACAGCCACTACTGGGTTCAGTGGTGATCTAACTGGCAACGTGACCAGTACTGGATCAAGTAGTTTTAGTAATGTTGCAGTTACAGGCGGCAGTATTAACAGTACACCAATTGGGGCCACTACACCTTCAACTGTTGACGGCACAACAATCAAAGCTAATGAATACGTTGTTAATAATGCTGGCCAACTTAAATTTAAACAACTAGATGCAAACTTGACTGGAACTTCAGTTAACCTCAAAGCACCTGATTACTTGTTGTCATCGTACACAATGACATTGCCGCCAGCATTGGGATTGGACGGATATGTACTAGGACAAAATGCCACTGGTGAATTAGAATTTGTCAGCCCTGATGCATTTGGTGGTGGCAAGGTAAACGTCAGTAATGTCTATGGTGACGATGATAACGACGGTATTAATAAGCCAGTTAAAACAGTTAAACGAGCACTACAAATAGCCAGTGGTATTGTATATGATGTGAATGGCAAGCCTAATGATAAAAAGCTTGTAGTGTCAGTGGCCAATGGTGAATACTACGAGGACAACCCTATTATCATTCCAGACAATGTCAGTGTACAAGGTGCTGGACTAAGAGCCTGTAACATTCGTCCATTAAACGCCAACTTAGATATGTTGCGTGTGCGTAATGCATGTTACTTTACTGGGTTTACTTTTAGAGATAACTTAAATGTCAACGGAACACCTCAATCCACATTTGATTATGCTGTGAGTTTTGATGACCCCGATGACACAAACTGTGATAGAACAGGCTATATAAACATGCCTGACACCCGTCCCACTATTACAATATCCCC